GACAGGGTCCCGGCGGACGGGCTGGCCATGTATGTCCGTTGTAATGCGTATGAGAGTACCATTACTTTTAGTGTTAGGGACTTGCTTTTGCATTGGAGGCTTTGGTCAAGCTTCGACGGCTAACTCCTCTACTACGTCGACCAGTAGTAGTACCACACCTTCTCCCTCACCTACCGTGGCAGGGGATTGGGGTGCTGGAGGTTTCACAAGCTTCTGGCACAATCTAACCTCTGCTTTCGGTTCATTGGGCACGGGTTTCTCAGGGTTTGGCTTGACCCTGGCTACAACGCTTGGGAATGGCTTTACTAAGCACGTGTCTACTCCAACTAGTAATCTGTTTGCCCATTTGGCTAACATTACGAGGGGGAAGCGCGATTTGGGCGCTTTGGACCGACCGAGGCCTGCGCCTCGTCCGGCTTCAGAGTGTCTGAATGGGACATCTGTGGACTGGTGTTTGCAGTGTCGAGCCGCTGAAGATCGCTACCCGTGGTTTGACTGCGGTGCTGCTTTGACCTGGTTTTGTGGCCTCATCATCAGCTTGCTTTTCTTTGTCTTACTCACCGGCTTATGTTTTCTCATTATACTGCTCACTCTTAGCCATGTTCTAGTGCACGGGCCACCGCGCGCTGGATATTGGCTGGTTTTGTGTTGTTGTGTTGCTGTGTGTGATGCTCGCCCGGTTGACAGCTCACTCTCCACACCAGGGGAGTCGGTTGACACGCCGTGGTGGCATGCTGCTGTGGCGCTCCTTGGGTTCAGCATAGTGGTGGCGGCTGTAGTGTGGAATTGCATCCTTGCATTCACGCTTAGAGGCTTCCATCGTTGTTGCTCGGGCTTAATGGCGAGCCTAGCGCTTTTCTATCTCCTGTTGTGTGCGAGATTGGCATCAGGCGACCCCTTCATCTCTAGCCGAGCTTGCACTGACAATTCCACGCCATGGGTCTATTTTTCCAATTGCTGTGCTGAGGACGACTTGGTGCTGTGCACGTCCCACGTGTGTTGGACCAAGGTGGGTTGCGTGCCTTGCACCGAGACCGAGGGGTGCTGGTCATCTCTTGGTGGAGGCGTGAGCATGCGGCCCGGCCCGGGTTCGACGCAGGCCAGGCGTGATGCCATGAATGCTATTGGGGCAGCGGGGTTGGCTGCTTACGCCGCCGAGGCTGTAGGGCTTGGGGAGGTCTATTCAGGCGTCCTCGTGTTCGGCATCTTTGGCGTCCGACGCACCACCCCCTTAAAACTCATCTGTGGCAAGCCCTGTATGGAGGACGTGAGGACCTGGATGCAGTTGAAGGCACCTACGCTGACGACGATAGTTGAATGGGCCTCGCGAATACCTAACATCATATGGACTCTAATCGTGGGCATGCCCTTCCTGTTTGCGGTGCTGCTGGGCTACACTGTGGTGCGAGGGCATTGGGTCGTTACCATTATTCTCGCACTAGGCGTTCCCGGCATCATCTCAAGTGGGGAGGTGCAATGCGTTTGCGGTAATGAGACTGCCACTAACAATTGCACACTGCAGGACGTCGACAGGGCTGGCGTGTCCTGCTACTGCCCCTTTGGTCAGGTCATCAAGCATTACCCGCTTGGCCATCGTTTTGGACGGATCCCCATCGTTTGCCCCGAGCGTTATGACCACGAGGAAGACTGGTGGTTTTGCGTTTGGGGCTCATGGTGGTGGGTTCACCAGGGCGTCACGGTTCCATACGCCCATCCTTTTTCTCCTCCTGACCCTTATTCAGCTTTGTGTTACATCTCAGACTCTGGCTCGGCCGCCATGAACCGCAGCATTTTCGTGCGTACGTGGGCTGGATATGACGGTGGGTTTGGCGGCAACGTCACTACCTGCCTCTTGGACAGGCGCGAGAAGGCTTGCGGCGATTGTTACGGCGGTTGCTATCAGCTTGACAGGGACAACTCACGACCTTTCGCACGCTGCGGCGGGGGCTACAAGGACGGTCCGATAATCTTCCTTCCGCTTGCCGTCGTACGCTACGATAACAACTCTGCCAACGCTTGGTGGCGGCCAAATCGCGCCGTGGCCGAGCTACTCATCTCTAGTCGTTACCGGCATGGTGTGGGCTGCGGTGACGTCGGTGGCGTGATTCACTGCTGGAGTTGCTTTGTTCATGAGCCTCCGGAGCGCGGGTGGTTACCACAGCCTGGGAGGCCCACTGACCTTTGCATCAACCCTCAGTATGAACGGCGGCAGCTGGGTTACACCAGAAACTGGCTTGAGACCATCCAGTACGTCGCCGACTCACTGTGGGCTGGAACCGGGTGCCCGGTGTACGACGTGCCTGCTTACCCCGTGTGCAAACACATGGCGTGGTTCCCAGCTGATGGAAGCCGGGTTACTATGTCTGGTGGTCGGCAGGTGGTCGGTGCACTTCCTGAAAGCTATTTGGGGTTCGTGGGGCTCTTCGGAGTCCTTCTCGCCCTGATGGTGGCCTCTGGCGCTCGTCTCATCCCTCTGCTTCTCGTTATCGTCGCTGCCGTGACCCAAACACGTGCCGACTGCTATCCTTCATGTACTTATTGTAACTACATTCTTTGCGTATCGTCGAGTCGATGCGCTGCTCTGGCTGACGATTCATTCTACATGTCTTACAACTCTCATTTTTCTGTTAGGCAAGGCTACGGCTTGCCGGAGTGGCTTACCGACTTGGGACCCATCGCCGTTCCAACGGCTTGGCTGTGCCATTTATTCGGTGTCCCCAGCCTCAGTTCGCTCGTAGTTGGGGCCCGGTTACTGGGCAGCTTGGTTGAAGTTGCGGAGGTGGACTTCTATTGCGGTAACGCCACCGAGCCTAGTCTCTCTGTAGATGGTTATGACTTTACCTATCTCCTATATGCAATCCTGCCATTGTTCGGTGTTAGCACGATTTGGACGCTCGGTTCTTTTTTAGGGGTTTGCGCGGGGCTTCGGCTCCGCGCGAAATTCCCGTGGAGGATCTGCGCCCTGATCTTGCAATACGCGTGCGACCACTCTTTGAATTTCGCCGTGTGTCTCGCCGTCGTGGTCCAGGTGTATGACTCGGCCGTCGGCGGCATACCATATGCCGAGGCGGCTTTGCACCGAGGCCTGATAGCGGCACCAGCTATGGCTGCTAGTTTCACCTACCCTACCTGGATTGAGACAGTGCTGGGGTGCTTTTGCGTCTTGTTCTACGCTAGAACGGTGGGGCGGGTAGGCCTCGCTCCCCTTGTGGCGTACAAGCTATCGCGAGGGCTCCTGGGGGTCACTATCCTGGTTCTCCTCTGTGCTCGCTCCCACGACCGTGGTGTCTTGGGAGCTTCCAACCACTCACTAGAAATTTGCATACCTGTGGACTGGATGTCAGTCAGTGCGGACGACACTTGGTGGTACCTGTCTTCTTTAATCTGCTTTTTATCAGTGGTTCTTGCTTTCCATTCTATCACGGGGAAGCGCATTCGCCTGCGGCTGTACGCTCGGTGGTGCAAAATCTACTGTGCTTTGCGGTTGTTGGTTGGTGTGTCACCTGTCGGTAGGTATGGTCGCTTTTCCTCTCCTACCATGCTTGCGTGGCTTGTTTGTTGCTTGCTCTGGCCTAGGGAGTGCGGGACGGTAGGCCTGCTGTTGGTCGCGTGTGCGGCGGCGGTAGACTTGGCGGACTGGGCTCTTGAGGCAGTTCTCTGTGTTACTCCCAAGCACGAACCCATCGGTAGAGCGGCGGATCTGGCAGCTCGGTGCCTCAACAACGCTGAGCTGTCGGCTTTGCTGCAACGCTGGTGGTACAAAGGGTGGTTGCTCTATGAGCATATGGGCCAAGTGTCGTTGAACCTGAGGGAGCGTGTAGTTGCGATGGGAGGGTGCCTCGAACCAGTGGCCATTCGCCCTGAAGAATTGCATGCAGTGTACGATGACACCATGACGCTGACTTGCGGACGATGGTATGGAGGGAGCCCAGTCGTGGCGCGCTGCGGCAACGCGGTGCTGATCGGCTCGGCTAAGAGTGTGAGCAGTTTACCACCCGGCTACACCTTAACCGCACCTTTGCTCGTCGTGCGCCCTAGGAGCGGTTTCTTTTCCATCTTGAAGACCAGTCTACTCGGACGCGGCGAGGTGCCTGGCACCGGACAGGTCGTCGTGTTTGAGACTGCCACGGGCACATCGATGGGGGTAGCGACCAACGGTGTGCTCTACGCGACATTCCATGGCACGTCAGGCAGACCACTTGCTGGCCCTAATGGACCGCGTAACCCCTACTGGACTAGTCCCTCAGACGATGTGGCGTGCTATCCGCTGCTTGAGGGCTTGAGTTGCTTGGAGGCTTGTTCGTGTGGAGACCACTCACGATGGATGGTGAGGGTAGACGGCCAGCTGGTTCACGGTGTCCAGTCAGGTGAAGACCATGTCGTCTTAGACTGCCCCACTCCCTTGGACAAGATAAAAGGAGCATCAGGATCACCCGTGCTGTGTGACAACGGGCACGCTGTCGGCATGCTGGTGGGAGCAATCTCGAATGGCGGTGTTGTGCAGCGTATTCGTTATGTGCGCCCTTGGAAGGCCATCCCGGGCAACCCTAAGGGCGATAGAGTGCCAGAGTTTCCAACTGTGCCAACTGAGGGTTACAAGTGCGTTGGGTACGTTGCTCCCACGGGGTCGGGAAAATCCACGAAACTGCCCATGGCCCTGGCTGCACTAGGCCACAGGGTCCTCGTACTTAACCCCAGTGTTGTCACCACAAAGTCCATGTACAAATACATCAAAGAGGTGTCAGGTAAATCACCAAATGTGTTTGCCGGGACGGGTAAGGGAGCCATGGCTATCCGAACCGGCTCACGCATCACCTACGTGACATATGGGAGGTTTCTGGTCAACCCTGAAGACTGGCTGGCAAACGCCGACGTGGTCATTTGCGACGAATGCCATGCCGTGGATGGCACCAGTATTCTGGGAATCGGGGCGGCCCTCTCGTTGGCTGAAGCTGGCGGAGTGAAGCTGACGATCATGGCAACGGCCACCCCCCCAGGTACCGTCATCACCCCCCATGATTCCATCACGGAGGTGCCGCTAGACTCTAATGGCGACATCCCTTTTTATGGACTTACCATAAAGTCTGAGCAGTACAAAACTGGGCGACATGTAATATTCTGCCACAGCAAGGCAGAGTGTACGCGTGTGGCTTCAGAGTTATCTAGGGCAGGCGTCAATGCAGTGACATTCTGGCGTGGCGCCGACCCTGCAAATCTCTCAGACGACCCCAATCTTACTGTGGTGGCCACGGATGCCATCTCCACCGGCTACACTGGAAACTTTGCCACCTGCACCGACTGCTGTTCTGTTGTGTGTGAAGAGGTAGAGGTCGACTTGAACCCCACCTTCTCGCTGCTGCTTGGAGTACGTGCCGCGGACGCGGCGCTGCGCATGCAGCGGCGTGGTAGGTGTGGGCGTGGGGCCCCCGGAACCTATCGGCCTGTAATCTCTGGTGCACCACCTACTGGCATGACGTCCAGCGCCGCTGCGTGGTCGGCTGCAGAAGCTGGCTATGTGTGGTATGGGCGTACAGAGCAGCAGATCGTCCAATGGCTGGAAGCATATCAATCCTGTGCTTATACATGCCGCATGCCAGGGGATTTCGCGGAGGCGGTGAGAGCCCTAGGCGTGCTGAAACCCTTCTTCAGGGATGAGGAGGTTGCTAAACTGTGCTTGAAAGATCAAAGCTGGCCCCTACTGTACGGTGCTCAGCGCCGCCTCTGCCTAACCGCGGAGTCGGCCCCGCCGTCAGATGACATCAAGTGGGCTGGCATAATTGGACTTAATGCTGTACCTCTGCTTTTCCGCCTGGGAACTGTCACTGCCCCGTGCGTAAGCCATATTCTGACAAAGAAGTTGGCTGAAGTGCTGGGCGATGCCAGCTACCAGGACGCTAGCATGGGACCCCTCCTCTTAGCCGGCGTGGGAATAGCCGCGGCTGTGGCTATCGTTGGAGCGACCGGCTGCTTATCCATATCATCCGTCTGGGAGGTTTTCTCGGGCGGGTCTCCAACAATTCCAGGCTCGTCTTCTGAGAAAGACCGAGGGCGGGTCCAAGAAGGGGGTCCAGTACCCGTTGATGCTCTGCGGGAGGTTGCAACATCACTGGACTACCCATTCCTGTCGACAGTGTGGGGCGCGCTAGAACAGGGTTCCACGTTCGTTCGCAACGGGGCGAGCGACGCGGCGCAAGCCGTGAAAGCGTGGTACACCGGTGGGACCCCCGTGCTGCCCGTCGTGCAGGCGATCCCGGAAGGCGTGGCTGGTGCACGCATCTTGGAGATCCTGCACGCTCACATGATGGCCATAGCCGCAGGTGGGTTGGCTGTAGTGGGCTCGCGTAGCTCACCTGGACTTGCCACGATAGCGGCTCTGGTTGCTGGTGTGCAAACCTTGGCTCCTACCCATGTTATCTGGCTGCTGGCGATAGCTGGGGGCATGGCAGTGTCCCTGGCTTCTTCGCCTCAATTGGGAGCGGCAGCCGCGGGAGCATTCTACATTGGCAACAAAATCGGCTCTTTCAGCATTCTGAACACCATCATGAACTGCGTCACCGGATACGAGGCGTGTGTGAGCACGTGTGCTCTCACCTTAGAGCTCATGGATGGCACAGCCAATGCCATGTCTTGGGCTAGCGCTCTCGTAGCCGTGGTGTCCCCCGGCGCTGCTGTGGGGGGCATTGCTTTGGCGCTGATCCTCCGAGGGGCTGGAGGCGGCGACGTTAGTGCGTGGATGAACCGGTTGCTATCATGTCTTCCGCGTAACAATGTGCTGCCAGACGGCTTCTTCGTAGACAAAAAGGACCCTCATGCTTTAGCAAAGGCTGTGAGATCATTGAGCTTGACATCTAGGCTGGCGGCGTGGTGCGAGGCTTCCCGGCAGGACGACTACGTGTTTTGCGCCGACGGCTGGCTGAACAAGCTGATGCGAGTCATTGGTGCAATCTACGCGTACGTCAGAAACTGGGTCGTTGACCACTTACCCGTACCAGGAATCCCTTATGTATCTTGCAGTGTGGCATACAAAGGTAAGTTGAAAGGTACTGGTAGTGTGAGTACTAAATGTGCCTGCGGGCACGGCATAGCTTGGGACTGCTCTGTTGAGGGTCAAGCCGAACAAGGTGAGATCAACAAGGGGAAGACCAGATGGCTGTGTAGATGTTCAGCTACGGGCGGCTTGCCGATTAACACTACTACTGTCTGGACGGGCGATCTGCGCGTGGACTTAAGCGAAGAGCGCGAGTTCATGTTCAGGTTGAGTGCGTCTCATTCATTTGTGGTGTTTATGAGGCCGGAAGTCCGTACTATCAAGGTGCTAAGCTCGACGTGTCGTAATCTCACCAAGAAAATGATACTCGATGCTATCGCCGAAGGACCGGTGGCCGCTGGTGGGGCTCCTGTAAGTCCATTCTGGGCAGGGGACTCGCTGGCGTCATTCACAGCTGGACAATCCATCACATATGAAGGGGAACTGGTGAAGCTTCCATTTGAGGTGACTGGTGTACCTCAGATCTGCACCACACCTTGCTCCCCGCGGCTTTTCGAAGTCACGGGGGCACCAGAGGCTGAGGCACGCGCCGCGGAGGCCGCTGAGGTGGCTTCTGAGGCAGTTAAACTCGCCGACCAAACAATGGAGGCAGCAGCCGGTTTGATTACCACATCAATCGAAGCCCGCAGGAAGGCCGAGGCTGAGGCTTGGGCCCTTCGCGAGAAGATGATGGGACGTGACTTGTTTGAGGACGGTTGCGACTCAAAATGGGATGATCAAGACGATGTGTGTATGACCAACAGACACCTTTATGCCATGATCAACGACGACGCGCCGACCCCGGTAGCCGACAAAGATCCTGAACAAGGGTTGCTGGAGGTTCTCGGGGAACCTGCCGTGTTACCGTTGACAGAAGACAATCAGGTGAAGCCAGTCGAAACTGACGAGCTTTTTGCGCCAACGCCATTGTCGCAGGAGGCGGTCTTGGACGGTGTGGCGGAGCCTGAACTCATGACGGACCTCAGAGACAGCGGGGGTGAAGTGGCTGAAGCTATGTCCTATGCTGGAGCGATGGTAGCAAACATCGGGCGTGGGGCAATGCTTGGAGCTAAGACTGTTGTGGAGGCGGTGGCGAAGCCGGTGCGGGTTGTGACCAACGCTACCGCGCAGGCGGCAACGTCTGCAAAATGGAAGGTAAAGGACCTGGCCAAGGCGGCGGCTACAAAGCTCCCGTCTATTACAAAAGAGGTGGTTGAAGTTGCGGCTGAGATTACCTCTGAGGAACCACTAACAATTGACGTGACGACTGCCAGATACGTCACCTTCAAGTGGAGCTGCGGCTCTGGTGGGGAGTGTATTGTCACCACCTCTGACGATGACTCGTTAGAGGACGCCCTCTCCAGGTCCAAAGTTCCTACTTGCCATGACCACAAACTCTTAGCCGGCGTCCTGGAACTGCACAGAAGGGAGAAAGTGCACACGTTATGTGAGATCTCGTTGGATGTTACGTGTGTATGTCCGAAACACCCTGATGAGCGGCCGAAGGGGCGCACTACCACACGCACTCTAGTCCACAGGTGCTGTGGTAAGGACGAGAGCAGGACAAAGGCTATGGGCATCAACACTCCTACATGCCTTTTGGACTCTTTGTGGGGCGACACCGCCGGTGGACGGTGGCTCTGCAATGGCAAGGAGATTCCCATGGACACCATCGTGGGTACGGTGGAGGGAGTTTACGAGCTAGTGCATGAGACGCCCTGTGGACTTTCCTACTTATGGTCAGGTGCCCCCATAGTCGTGGGGGAGCCGAAGAAACACCCAGTGACCAGGCCCTTGACTGCGCACCTCCGGGCTGACGCGACGAAAGTTTACGTCACTGACCCGCAGGCGATACACCAGCGCATAGCTAAGGTCACCATTGAACAGGTACCCGCCGTAGAGGACGGCTTCCTGCGCGACGCCTACAACCTGGCGTTGGCCAAAGCCTCCCGCGTGCTGAACCCTGGCTTTGACTACGACACGGCAGTGTCCAAGGTGAGACCAAATTCTGCTAGAGGACATGTGGCTAACATAACTGTGGCCGACCTCAAGACACCCCGCGGTCGCAAGGCCGTGGAGGACTGCTTGGACGGTATCCGGACAGGCACCGAGGAAGGTCGCTTTATGCTACGCCCAAAATCAGAAGTCTTTCCCCAAACTAAGTCTACTTACAAACCTCCGAGACTCATTTGCTATCCGTCCCTGGAGTTCCGGGTAGCTGAAAAGATGATCCTGGGAGATCCATCCGTGGTGGCCAAGGCCGTCATGGGTGAAGCGTACGGGTTCCAACACCCTCCTCATAAGAGGGCTGAGGTTCTCTATCGCATGTGGAAGAGCAAACGCCAGCCGATGTGCTACACTTTGGACGGCGTCTGTTTTGACAGTACCATCACCCAGGAAGACATAGGCAGGGAATCGGAGATCTTTGCTAGGGCGTCGCCAGATCCAGGTCTGGTTCGCCGATTGCATGCATATTACGCCGAGTCACCGATGGTAGGCCCGGACGGGCGTATCGTTGGTATAAGGCGTTGTAGGGCATCAGGGACACTCACTACTTCTGCTGGTAATTCCATCACATGCTATCTTAAAGTGACTGCTGCTTGTCGCAAGGCAGGCATCCAAAATCCATCATTCCTCATCCACGGTGATGACGTGGTTGTGATCTGTGAGCGCTCCGAAGAAAATTTGTGTCGGGCGCTGGGCGATGCACTAACCAGCTATGGTTATGTGTGTGAACCCGTCGCTCACGCAGATTTGTCGACGGCAGAGTCTTGCAGTGCTACTGTCACCATGGTGCGAACTGTGCGTGGCATGCAGCCTACACTAACTACTGACATGCGCCGTGGATTGGGCAGAGTGTTGGCGGAAGTGGGCGACCCTGTAGGGACGGCATGGGGTTACACCATCAATTACCCCACCAACCCTATAGTCAGTTGCGTACTGCTGCCGATACTGCTAACCACCGCCCTCAACAGCGGCGAAGGAGTGAATCAGCTTATCAATGTGGACATTAGGGGCAATACTATCCAAATGCCCCTCTCATCTCTGGGCAAAGCCATCCGGGGCCTGCACGGACCCTCAATCCTGTGCGTGACCGGGCGTGCACCGTCTGACATCCAGCAGGCGGCTGACGTCCTACAATTTTTCAACATGCGCGGGTTGGGGTTCTGGCGTAGAAACCGGGCCAAAGTTAGAGTCAGGTTGATGCGTGCGGGCAGAGACTGGGCCTCGCTGGCGCGTGAGCTCCTGTGGGATCCGGCCTGTTCCATGCCACCTGTTCTCGATCAGGGGGAGGGGATCTTACCCCCTGAACTGTGGGAGTGGTCCTGGGAAGGTTTGGCTCCTATACCGGTGCGGGACAAACCAGTTCCGTGGCGCGTTAAGGCAGCCATCGCCATCTTGGGCCTGTTCGCTCTCTCAGTGGTCCTGTAAACCCCTACTGGACCTCCCCTGTGCGGGAGTGACGACCCCTCACATCAATTAGTCCGTCTTCTGACGTTAAACGGAGATACATCTCTCCTGGCAAGGGCTACTCTGAAAGCTGCTAACGTGGTGATCGGCGTAGCGGGGCGTGAGGAACCCCCCACCCCACTCCTGGGTCAGCTTGGTAACTGGCCCAGTATCTACCCACTGGCGAGTGTAAACGTTTCCGGCCGGATTAGCGACCCGGTCGTGTACATAGCCCCGAAAGGGTAATGGCAGTAACTACTGCTCGTTGTGCCGGACGTTATTTTCTTAGG